TCCCTGCCCCTGCCCCTGAGCCAGTAGCTAAGGAAGAAGAGGGTGGTAGTCGCAAGCGCCGGGGAGGAAAAGCCAAGAAGACGCGTCGTGCCAGCCGCAAGTAAAAAAATGATTATGTGTAACATATAAAGACAAATGGGTGGTGGATTACTACAACTCGTTGCATACGGTGCTCAAGACGCATACCTTTCCGGAAATCCTCAAATTACGTTTTGGAAAGGGCTGTTCAAGCGCCACACGAATTTTGCGATGGAGCCTTTTCGTGCCAATCTAACTGGCCAGGCTAACTGGGGTGTCAAGCACTCCGTCACGCTCCCTCGCCACGCCGATTTACTTTACTCCACTTATCTTGAGGTTGTTATGCCCCCGGGTGCAGTGGTGAACTGCGATCGTGGTCGTCTTGGATACAACTTGATTAAGTATGTTGAGCTGGATATTGGCGGACAGCAGATCGATCGCTTATACGGCGAGTGGCTGTATCTATGGGACGCTCTGACGTCCGATTACCTCGCATCTGTAAAATTATGGAACATGGTAAATGCCAGATTGGGGGGAGGAGGTGAAACTATTGCTGCTGCCGCTCAATGCAATGTTGGGAGCGGGCGTCCTTCGTTGCCTACAACTCTGTATATTCCTCTAACATTCTTCTATACCCGCAACCCAGGCGCTGCCCTTCCTCTGATTGCTCTCCAGTATCATGAAGTAAAAATCAATATTCAGTGGCAATCAGTTGAGTTCATTAAGGGAGATTTTACCAGTGGCGCTCTTCCACCACCAGTTCAGGCTGCGGTCTACGTCGACTACATCTATCTCGACACAGAAGAGCGTCGTCGTATGGCCCAAGAGTCTCACGAATACCTGATTGAGCAGACCCAGTATAATGAAGATAAGGGGATTTCTTCTTATAATAATCGCATTGACCTAACGTTTAATCACCCTGTGAAGGAACTTGTGTGGGTTGTCCAGCCTACATCATACACCAACTGTGCAATTTCCAGGAGTTTTAGTAATACTCGTCTGCAGCCATTCACTTATGATGTAAATGCTGTATACAAGCAGCGCCTACAGATCAACGGACAGGATCGTTTGGAGGAGCGGTTTGGAGATTATTTCAACAAGGTGCAGCCTTACCAGCATCATACTGGAACAACAAATACTTATGGAATTAATTATCCTGAAGCACAGCCTGGAATTTATATGTATTCCTTTGCGCTGCGCCCCGAGGAGCATCAGCCATCGGGAACTTGCAACTTTAGCCGTATTGACACTGCCACGCTCGTGATGGAACTAGCAGGTAATGTAGATATTAATCCCGATCAAGACAAGACTTTTGATGTTCGCGTCTACGCCGTCAACTACAACATTCTGCGTGTGATGAGTGGAATGGCGGGTCTCGCTTACTCAAACTAAATAACATGAAGTAAATAATGGAAGTGGATAAGCTTTTAATCGTAGCTCATCCAGACGATGAAGTCCTTTGGGGCGGTATAAATCTTCTTCTTGAACCAGGATGGTTTGTAGTATGTTCTACGAATGCAAGCAATCCTGTGAGATCCAAAGAGTTTTACAAAACAATGTCATGGTGTAATGTGACTCGATATATTATGTATGATGTCAGCGATGAATATACTGAACTCCAAAGTCAAGCTGATAAACTATACGACGGTTCGTTGTTTGAAAAGGCGCTAAAAGACCTTTCCAAGCATCCTTGGAAATTAGTATTAACTCACAACGATATGGGGGAGTATGGGCACCAGCATCACTTAAAAGTTCACAGAATGGTGAAATCATATTTTTCAAATCCAAAGTTTTTCAAGGTAGGTCCAAAATTAGCACCTGCGCTAATAGAACGCAAACGTGAAACATTGATGTATTATCGCGAAACGCAAACGATATGTCGAACAATATTTGAGAAGAATAGCTTATCGTTGAAAGTATCAGAACGTGAACATTTTTTTGACGAAACAATTTATGTAACTCCCAAAAAAACAATTCCAAATCTCATTCATCAAATTTGGTTCGGCAAACCACTAGCCACCTCAACCGTCCGTTACAACCTGATGCGGGGTGTAGAAAAGGTCGCTTTGCAAAGTGGTTTTGCGTATAAGCTTTGGACTAATGAAGATATGAATCCTGAGATGTTTCCTATTACCTGGGAATACATGCAACTAGCTCTAAAATATGGTGAGGAATTAGGACAGTCTCGATTTGCTCAAGTTGCGGATTTAGCAAGATATGAATTGCTTCACAGATTCGGAGGTATTTATCTAGATTCATTGTTTGAAATTGGAAAGCCATTTTTGAATTATATCCAAAAACATTCATCATTAGAAATGGTTGTTGCAAACGAAGATCCTTGCGGATTAAAGTGCCAAGCAGGAGATGATGATTCGCGAAAGTATATGTCGAATGGATTCTTTGCATGTGTTCCCGGATGTATTATTCTGAAACGCCTGCTCCACCCTGAAACATTGAAATATATTGATTTTGAAAATGTCCGGATTAATCAGGAAACGGGTCCTTACTTTTTCAGATTAGGCATGAAACCTCGTGATAAGATTCATGTGATTCCAACTGAAAAGATATATCCTTTTATGGTCAATGATTCAGAATACCGTAAAGGCGAGCCGAATCAATGCATTGCAGCCGATGAAAAATTGTTACACGACTGTTTAACTAAAAAGTATCCTAAATCTTTAACTGTTTATCACTCTGGGTTTGGAGGCTCTTGGAGTTGGTAATTACCACGCCATCATAATATCTTCCATTCTGCAAGCACCCTGAGCATCATCTTTCTGCTGTTCTTGTTCCACATGGGCATTTGCAGCCGCTAGATCAGCGCTGAATGCCGAACTCTCTTCTTCATTCCCTTCTGGGAGCTTCGACTCATCGATCAGAATATCCACAAATCCAGTTCCACATGGAGGCTTCTGTCCGAACATGATGTTCGCAGAGACGCCTCGCATATTATCGAAGTCTGCTGAGATCGCAGCATTAAAGAGAACCTTTGATGTCTCCTCAAAAGATGACTTTGCAAGAACTCCATTTTCGTTCTTGCTCATACCGAATCTGTCTACCGATACAATATACCCTGGGAAAGTCATCGTATCAATCAGCATAATCATGTGGTGATAGTTCACATACTCTGCAGTGAATACCTCCATAAACTCCTGGAACAGAGCTACGCGCGCTGTCTCGATTCCAAATACTTCCATGATTTCGTGAACGTCATTTGAGAATGAACGATACGGGTCAACATTTGGAATAACAGATAGATCGAGCAGATTTGTGCCCTCCACGTCTAGAACATACTGCTTCGTAGAGACATATCCCCCCACCTTCTCGTCATAAAGCATCTCCTTGTTCAGCTCACGGGGATACACTCGGCCAATACCATCTACACCTGTCAGCACCGTGTCTAGCAACTTGTCTTCGATGAATCGAAGAGACAGAGCATTCTTCACTGTGTCTGTGCCGAATGTGATACGCATCACGATCTTGTCTGGGGTATTCGTGTCCGAGTGCACACAGTCAAATACACGTAGAACCTTGTTGTTTTGAATGCGAGTTTGAATCATTGGAATATCGATCACTTCGCGGGCAGCAAGCTCCATACGGTCTAGTTCGAGACGCATGATCCAGGGAGATGCGCAGGTGTTTCCCTGTGTAACAGAGAACTTCTCGTAAGTGAGCAAGATATCCCGATCTTCCTGAACTACGGTGTCCGATGACATTGGGTTCGGGTCATAGTAAATTCGAACTGACTTTGTGATATCGCGGATTGTCGTCTTCTGGATTTCCTTCATCTTTGCAATTGCCGCATCTTGGCTTCCCGAGATAGATGGGTGGAGATACACTACATTGCCAGGATTCTTGGGATTATGTGAAACGCTTAGAAGCTCTACAATGCGAGGCACACCCTGAGTCGCATTAGCCTTTACAGTTCCTGCTGAGTGGAATGTATTCAGAGTTAGCTGGGTAGTAGGTTCTCCGATAGACTGAGCCCCTAGTGTCCCAACCATCTCACCTGCATGAACCTGGGCCTTTACATACTTGAACCGGATATCGCGAAGCAACTCATCGAACATATCTTTTGACAGACGCAAGTCAATGATAGACTTCTTGGGTGCGAGGTAAAATCGCATCAGGATATGGAATAGGTGATTGTGCTTCACCAATGGCTCTTCGCAGAATTTACTGATCTCTGCAACAACGTATTCTGGGGTTAAACTTGTTTTCGTGGCAAACGCATTACGATACTTCTCGATAAGACGCTTCATGTGAACTGGGGCATATACTTCTGATTTCTTGTTGTAGCGGAAAATGTCCTTCACTAGCATCTCACGGTCCTTTAGTAGCTGTTCAACTAGGTCAGGAGGATTCTCACCAACATCCTCCGACACGACTCCTGCAAAATCAGCCTTTGAAGCTGCAAAATCTCGATAAATATGTTCCATCGTCATGATACCAAGCTCTAGTGGCTGAACTTCAATGCATACACTATCAATTCCATCTCCACCATACTTGAACTGAATGATTGACCCATTGACATTACGGACCGTTCCATCATATTCTACATGCAAATCCTCCATCGTCTTCACGAGCTTACGCTGAATATATCCCGAGTCAGATGTCTTCACGGCAGTATCAATAAGACCCTCACGACCACCCATAGCGTGAAAGAAGAACTCGGAAGGCCGCAGACCAGAGATAAAGCTGTTCTCTACAAACCCACGTGACTCGATGCCGTCATCATATCGGGGGAAATGAGGAAGAGTGCGATCCTGTAGCGTATACTGGACTCGGCGGCCTGCAATAAGCTGCTGCCCTAGCAGAGCCATCATCTGCGTAATATTCAGATCAGAACCCTTAGATCCGGAATCTACCATCTGTAGCATTCGGTTATCTTTTGGCAGACTCTTCATCACCTGCCCTGAAATCTTTGCTGAAACCTCTTTTAGTGCGTTTACAATTTGATTCTCAAGCTCTTCGCCATCTGGACGACCAGAGCTGTTCAGGAATGTTCCTGCATGGACTGACGACATAATATCCGCCACTCTGCGACGGCCTTCTGCGAGTGAATCTTTTACGAAGTCATCTGTCTCTGTATTTGCAATCAAGTCTGAAGACCCAACCGAGAATCCGGAGAACAGGTTGTATTTGGTCACAACATTTTGAACTTCATTGATGAACTGCCCAGCACGATCGGGCCCGAAATCGTTGTAAAGCGTCTGGATGATACTGTCAGAAGATCCGCCGAATACGCTCTTGCGAATGATTCCACCAGCCTGAATCTTACCATCACGCACTTTAATTCTGCTATCAAAGTTCATGATAGGCAATGTCGTTGAGATCATATCAAGGCCTGTAATCAGCTTATTGGTGCGAGTATAAGATGATAGCGGACGCTTCATGCGACCTAGAATATTCATAGCAATGTGCTCAGGAACATTCACAGTAGGCTGTGAGATGCGGTAAGCACCAGTCATAGTGTCCTGAAATAGCTGGATGATTGGCGAGTTTGTGCGTGGCGAGATGATTTGGCGAAGAACAGAAGCAAGATACTTAAGCTCAGTAGCTGCTGCAATACTCTGGGGCACGTGCATGTTCATTTCGTCACCGTCAAAATCAGCGTTATATGGTCGGGTAGCAGAAACATTCAGTCGAAATGTCGAGTATGGTAGAATCTTGATACGGTGGCATTCCATAGATGCCTTGTGTAGCGACGGCTGTCGATTGAAGAGAACAACGTCTCCATCAACCAAGTGACGGTGAACGACATCGCCCTCCTTTAGATCAATAGTTTCGGGGTTCACGAACTTCAAGCTAAGAGTTCGCTTGTCTTCTTTTAGATATACTGACTTAGCACCCGGATACTTCGCAGGACCATTGCGAATATACGACGCAAGACGATCGCGATTGTAGCTTGTCACAATCTCGGGGAAAGTCAAGTTTGATGCAATTTCTTCCGGAACGCCTAGCTCGTCGACATCAATATTCGCGTCGGGTGTAATAACTGAACGAGCCGAGAAATCAACTCGCTTGCCCATCAAGTTTCCACGAACACGGCCAGTCTTTGCACCGAGACGAGACTTCAGAGTCTTCAGCGGACGCCCTGAACGCTGAGCAGCAGGAGGTAGGCCTTTGATGTCGTTATCAACATATGTTGCTACATCAAACTGAAGCAGAGCAGTATACTTGTCGATAACATCACCAGATTCGCCCTTATCGATCTTATCGCGAAGACGCTGGTTGTTGCGAACGATATCGATGAGTTTGTGGGTCAGATCATCTTCCATACGCTGGTTGTCCTCCATGATAACTGAAGGTCGGACAGTGAGTGGAGGGACTGCCAGCACTGTGCAAATCATCCAGTTGGGGCGACTGAACTTTGCATTGAACCCAATCTGATTAACGTGCTGGTCAGACATACGCTGAAATGCCCGAAGAACCATTTCGGTATGAAGAGGGATTGGTGGAGCCTCCTCGTCATATGTGATAGCCTGAAGCGTCGCAACTGTGTTCTCAACTTTATCGGTCTTTTTAATAGTTGGCGATGAACAATGCATACACGCAGATGTTGATTTTAGTTCTTTTGTCTTGTAAGATGCCGTGCGTTCACGAACAGCATTGAAACGGTCAATTCCGGTGTGAATCGCACCAATCTTCTCCAGCTCTTCGTCGGGGAGATAAGGAATTGAGCAGTTGATACATACGATTTGTAGAATTTTTTGAATTTGATCTAGAAACTGGTAGAGATATACTGGTCGAGCAAGCTGAATGTGTCCAAAATGTCCAGGGCACAGCAAATTTGTCTGCTTGCATGTAGGACATACCTTGCCATTCTCAATAACGCCGAATCGAGAGTCGAATACACCCCCTGAAACAGGCTGTCCAGCTCGGTAGGTATTATCAGTAGTTACTTCCACGACACTGCGTGTTAGGATTTCATCTGGGTTCGCAATGCCGAACTGAACACCGATAATTGTATCGCCCATTCTTGTAATTACTAAGTATTGTGTTTAGATTCATTCTTCCATTTTCAAAGAACGCCCGTAACTTTTAGAGTCAACTTCCAAAAATCGTCATCTCCTAAAATTGTCCGAACAAGCTCTTTGGAGTATGTGTCTTCGAGTTTCAAAGTCCATGCGTCAAACTCTGTTCCAGTCCTTTCTGCAAACTTCTTCTTTTCGCGAATCTTAGATCGTTTCAATTCGTGAAAGATTTGTTGACAGAACTTTTCAGTGATATACGGACGCTCGCTTTCATCCTTAAAATTACGAATAAATGTATACCACGCTTCCATTCAGATTGTCTTTATACAATACAATGAAACTCAAAACAATACGCCGTTCACATAAAAAAGAAAAGAAATGGGATGCAGTATTCGAGAAGGATGGAAAGGAGAAGATTGTTCCGTTTGGCCAGAAAGGGTATTCGGACTATACGAAACATAAAGATAAAACTCGTAAGCAAAGATACTTGAAGCGTCATTCAGGTATGGGAGAGTCTTGGAATCAGCCCGATACACCTGGGGCATTGGCGAAGTGGATTCTGTGGAATAAACCTTCCTTTAAAGCTAGCGTCTCTGATTTTAAGAAACGGTTTGATCTTTAAGTAATGGGTATAAAGTTATTTGCGTATTGGGATACGGGCTATGACGGTATGTCTCCAATGTTGCAATATATTCACGACCACAACGCTCGGATGTGTGAAAAGTTTGGTATAGAATTTGTCTTCTTGTCGGATGCGACTGTTGCTAATTGGATTGATGTTCCTACAAAATTTTGGGACGCTGAACCTGTTCACAGGAGCGATATAATACGGTTTCTTGTTCTGGATAAGTATGGTGGTGTATGGCTTGATACAGATGGACTTGTTTTGAAAGACTTAAATGTGGTTTATAAATCTCTACTAGATAGTGGTAAAGATGCGATTTTTGACAAGGATATGTATGACAACTATATTATTGGTTCAGCAAGTTTAGTTGTTCTTCCAAATACACTTACATCGAAGTTTTTATCTGACAAATGTATATTAAAATTAAATACAATTGATTCTCCTGAGTGGGGAGATTTAGGTCCTCCAGCTGTAAGTGAGGTAGCTAGCATAATACCTCATCGCGTAACTGTAAATCCTGCTGCAGTAGCAGGGCAATGTGTGAACTTTATATGTTGGAACTATTGTCCAGGATATAATCGCGATAAATGGTATTTGCCAACAGAAGAAGAAGCTCGCAATACTGCCCAGCAAATGTTTAACAGCTCGTATTCATATTACACACTCACTTGGACAATTTATAATAAAAATACAATTCCGGGAGATTTGGTAGACTTTGTATTTCGGGATAAGAGATCTGTTTATACTCATTTGATTGAACTTGCTAGCCAACCGATTTAAACGATATATTCGTATATTCAATCAGTGAGATGCCGGAGTGGTTAACGGGGAGGTCTTAAGAACCTCTGCTTCATAGCGCGTGGGTTCGATCCCCACTCTCACTATTGATTTTTAATAAGGAATCACTTTCGCGAAGAATTCTCTCCACGAAAGTGTTTTATCAGAATCTAAATACATCTTTGCATTTCGATTAAAGGATTGTATATAGGCAAATGCAACTACTCCAATTATTATAGAATACCACCACTCCATTGTTATTCTACAATAGTTACGTCTCCTTCTTCCGACGCACTAGGACTATCAATCACCATACCGGAATCTTCAATTGTTGGAATATCAATCACCATACTCGATTCTTCGGGTTCTGGAATATCAACAATCATATTTGTTTCTGGTTGAGTCGGTAAGTTTTGACCAATTTTACTCCAAGCAAACGGCATTTACTCATAAAAACGGATTTTATATCGACTACTATCAATCTATACTAACACATGGACAACCCTAAGACAAGACGTGAAAAGAAGAAAGATCAATCACTCAAAGCACAAGGCCGAACTGGAAAATACACTGCAAAACATATTCGAACTATTGAAGAACTGAAGCGAAAGAATGGATCCGCGAGCTGAAGCACGCGCATTTGTCAACGAGCAGCGCAACTATCAAAAATATCACAATACACCGATTGAGGTGGACGGGATATGGTTCGTATCTATAGCAGACTACGAGGCATACTATGAATGGAAAGCAACTCGCGAAGTTATCGTTAAGAAAAATATCGATCACTCAGAACTCGTAAAGTCTCTTAAGAAGGACGATGCGTTTCCTCCACTTGGCCGCAAGTAAAAAACAAAAATTTTTTAAAGTAGAATCTCGTGACTTATTCTATGCGTTCTACGGTGATCGCGCTTTTTTGTCTTGCCTCCCCCTTTAAGTCTGCGGCACGTTTTTCCTTTGTATGTCTTATTTTTGCAACCACTTTTATAATACATAACTCGCTGAACGTATCCTTTGTAAGACGGAATTGATGTTCCAAATTTTGTAGACTGGTATTTTAAAAGTCCATACATCCACTTCATGTAAGATTTATTAGAGGTTAATCCAGGTGGATATTCTGCAATATAGGCTTCAAATGGATAGAATGGAAACACTTTTGAAAGTCGATTCAAAAATGTTCGTTGAACACACATCTGGTCTTCAGTCGGATGGTCTGGATAATTAACGGCGATTGAAAACAAAAAATCTCGTCCAGGAACTTGTGTTGGTTTCAGAGAGTCATACTTTGCTTTGACATCTTCAAATGTAGGGTTTGGTCCTGGATTTATAACACTGGAATCTAACATTGACTGTGATCTTAATTTTTCATTAACACGGTTGTGTAGCAAATACAGCCATTTCCCAGGATCGCCCTTTAAGGGAAGCTCGTGTGTGAATTGAAGTGTGCTTTCTCTGCAAAACTTACACGGCAAAATGTCTTTAATACCAAGCAAAAATTCTTCAGGGTGGTCTGATTTGAACGCAATAAGATGGAGCAATTGCCATCCGCTGGGTCCCCAGAAACGAGTATCCATCTACTCTTTACTTGAAAAAGAATCTACTTTGATTTGTAAATGAATAGCGACACTACCATTCTAACGTTCGCAGTTGCAATCTATATTGGAAGCGCCCTGAAGGATTTCTTTCAGGCCATTACTCGCGACCTGATCACCCCCGTATTAGCTGGACTGTTTCCTGGAGCACAGGCAACTTTAGACAAGATTGTAATTCAGGTTGGAGGAATTAAGATCAATATCGGAGATGCGATATCCGCTACTCTGAACTTAATGATTGCCTTCTTGGTAGTTTCAATGACTCTACCATATGTCCGGACTTACGCTCCTGTCGGTGGCAAGCGCTAAATTACTTGGTAATGAATAAAGATGAGTGGAATACTGGGATTTTTTCAAGGAATTCGTGATCGCATAACTGGCACAGCCCAGACGGCAAAAGATGCGATGCCTCTGCCTGCATTAGCAACTGAAAAAGCATCGAGTGAGCTGGGACTGCCGCCTCCTCCTCCTGGAACAACTGTAACTGGCGGTCGCCGCCACCGTAAGACGCGACGTGGAACTAAGAAATCTCATACTCGCCGCCATAAGCGGGCATAATTACATGTTAATCTTAAAGTTCGTCCAGCCTGGCCGATGAAACTTTCCAAACTGTGCTTCGACTCTCTTCTCCATTTCGGCAGGTGTTAGTGCCTTCTGGTCATTATCATCTCGCCACTGCTTGAAAATCTTACGAATCATTTCTTTGTCGATAGGCTGAATTTCATCACCCTCCTGAATTGGCGCAAGCTTCTCCATGATGAACTTTGCAATCGCATCGTTGTCGCTGCGATACTCGTTGGTATACTCAAGAACCTTCCCGGGTGCAGTAAGCTTACGAAGACCCTTTCCTTCCTTGAGCGTGTGAATCAGGTATGACAGAAACGGCGTAGCCCACTCAGTGCTGTTTACTGAGAATTGAATACTCTCGTCCATTGGGAATTCATTCGGTGAACTTGGCACAACTACAAACTTCGATGTGAAATTGATAACCACCAAACGGCGCCAAGTTCCTCCGTCGGTAGTATTGATCTTTGGCTTCTCATTGCAAGCCAGATGAAACTTGGCCAGAACCTCAAACTCGCCACCAGACTTGAACAAATCGCGCGCATACATCTTTTCACCAGAGCTAATTTCCTTCATTAGTCCGGTGTTCAGAGCAATCGCTTCATCTGGTTCCTGCATGGTCACGAATCGGCGACCCTTCAATCTTGCTACTTCTGGAGCAGCAGAACCTGAACTCTTGCGTTTCTGCGTGAAGAGTGAGATAGGAACCGTAGATGCGTAATCGCCAAGCGCCTTTGACATCAAATTCATAATCATCGACTTACCGTTAGAGCCAGACCCGGTTAGAATGTGAAACTTCTGGGCTGTATTGCCTCCAAACAAATTTGTAGCAAGGTGCTGCATGAAGTAGTCGCGCACCTCTCGGTCAGGAATAACCTGGCGAATGAATTTTTCAACCTGAGGCCACGCAGAATATTCGTAATATGGCTTTTGAACTTCGTAATCAATGCCAGTTGAGAATGACATGTAATCTTCCGGCTTTCCGGGGCGGAATACGAATGTATCCAGCTCCAAGACT